GAGTTAGAAATTCTAACTGTCATTACTTTCCCGCCTTATCGTCTTTGAGTAGTTGCATAAGTCTGTCTTTATCTCGAACAATTTGTTCAAAATTATCTGCCTTGGTTCCAAGTACTTCTATGACTCTCTCTTCCACGGAACCTTCTGTTACATAGTCTGTGATAATAATAGAGTCATGAATTTCTGATCCAATTCTATGAACTCTATCTAGAGCCTGTTTGTAATCAACTAACGACCAAGGACGTTGTAGCATAACTAATCTTCGAGCAGCAGTCAAGGTAACACCAACACCGCCAGCCTGAGCAGTGAATAAGATCCACTTTATGCGACCACTCTGAAAATCATCAATAGCTTTTTGTCTACCATCTTCACTAATAGCTCCAGTAATAAGACCGTGATCAATTCCTGCTCTAGTTAAGTCCGCGCTTAGTAGTTCAATTAACTGACGAGATACAGCACATACTGCTACAGAATCTTCACCAAAATCTCCACTTTTTATGTCAGTCATAAGAGCATCAACTTTGCAAGACGGCTCAGAAAGTATGGCTTTAGGTTCTCCAGTACTTTCATCAATAACAAGTTCTGCATATGATGATGAGAACTGAAGAAGTCTTAATGTCTGAGTAAGAATACTTGGGGCAGATATAACTTCTCCAGACTCCAGTTCAGCCAGCATATGATCTCTCATTTGAGAATATGCTTTCTTCTGTTTTACACCCATCTCAACATCACGGCGGTCGTTGATAACTTCGGGAAGCCACGGAAGTACGGATTTTTTAAGCATACGTCTCATGTGAGGATTAACAGTTTTGTAGAACTCTTCTTCCATATGCGGTTTTACCCCTATAACCATCATGCCTCCGAAAGCGTTCATCATTGTGTCAATGTTTCGATCAATCCACTTTGTCTTACTCGGCCAATCTTGCGGACTGAGCCAGTGAAGAATTGCCCATAGATCGACAACATTATTGGCAATAGGAGTACCTGTCAATGCAAATCGAATATCTGCGTCCCCTGTAGCAGCCCATAGAGCGCGTGTCTGCTTGCTCTTCGGCTCTTTAGATCTATGAATCTCATCCGCTACAACAGCCTTAAAATCAATTTGATTAAGTTCGCCCCTATGCACTTCACATCGTGTCGTAGAGACTTTCTCATCTTCTCCACCACATGCAATACATCTAGTAAGTGCAACGGACCCAAAAGGAGCCAAGCGAGAGTGTGAACGCAGTGACTCCCAATTGATCACAAAGACATCAACTTCAGTCTCGTCAAACTGCTTTTTACGTTTTGCTGCAGAACCCTTAATAACTTGAGTCCGGACTCCCGGCCACCACATTTCAAATTCTCGCGCCCAGTTCTTTTTCAAAGTGTTCGGGCAAACAATAAGAGCAGGGAAAACATCTTCCCCGTTCTCCTTCATAGCTTTGAGAGCACGAATTGCTTGTGCGGTTTTGCCAAGTCCTGGTTCGTCGGCAAGAAGAGCCCTACGTGCTGTAGATAGAAAGGCTACTCCTGCCCTTTGATGGGGGAAAAGATCTTCATCTCCATCGTAAGTTTCTAGTCCCCGAAGGGCCATTGCAGGAGTTATTCGAGTATTGAGATAGTGAAACGCCCAATCCTCTAAGTTAGGTTGAATGAGAAGATCGTCTCTGAAAGTAGATCTCAAAGCTAGACAAGAGCTCCAACTTAGAGGAACTCTCCATACACCCTCGTCTTTGTTCCATGAAGATCCTGGAATGCTTTTGCATAGTTCTTTCCATCGCCACTCGGCTGTAATTTTAATATGTTTACCGTTTGAATCTAAATCTACGATAACTGCCACTCTGTCTCCTTCGTCTCTATGTCTTAGATACTATCACGGAATGAAATAAAAATCAATTATCTGCTGTAAGTAACTTTACAGGATGCCATCCAGCCTTAACAAGTCGAAGCAGTCCATGCCGTATTGCGTCATTAGCGTGCCCCTCACCGCCCTTGTGCCACAATTCTAGCGTTTTCAGCGCAGGGTTAGGGAACATATTTTTGGCGTTCACAGGGGCTTGAAATGCGATATTTAGGGGGTCGTAGCCTGATCGACGGCAGATGTGTTTTAACACGCCAATATTCTCTAAACTCCAAGGAGCCTGAGATTTTTTAGCGGTTTGAGCGTTAATAGTAAATGACTCACATGCCACAAGAAACGTACCGTATTGAGATGAAAAGGATTCAAAAGCCTTCTCAATTTCGTCTGCGTACACATCAGGCTGGACCTCCATAGATGTCAGAATTACGGGTTCTAATCCTGTTTCCCATGAAATAACAGCAATTCCTGAGGCTTTTCCAGGATCTACAGATAAAACCGTAACTTTACTCATATTTCTGCCCCCAGTTCTCAAAAGGACCATCAACTCCAGCAGTAAGAGGCACAGACCAGCCTTCAGAGGTAGTCATGCACTTTTTTACAGTCTCCATAACCTCTTTTACATCCTTTCGTGGGGCTTGCATCACGATTTCATCGTGGACTGGGACAATAAGAAGTTCTGTTAAGTCTGCTTGATCAAGTTTGATTAAGTTCATCTTAAAAATCTCTGCTGCACTGGACTGCACAAGGTAATTGGTAAGTGAATACACACGATCATCGTCGCACGGGAGTCGTCTACCAGTTTTAGTGAGGACGTACCCCTGTCCTTCACTTTGTAGTCTCCTTGTGCCAACATTTTCAATTTCTTGTTGAAGTCTTTTCACTCCGGGGTACGAACGATCAAATGCGTCTACCACGGACTTCATTTGCTCCTCAGGTACTCCTGCTGTGACTGCCATTTTTGCTACACCTGCTCCGTAGAGCTTGCCGTAGACAGTATTACCTGTCAGTACGGGAACTCCATCACTTTGACGCATAGTCCAAGTTCCTAGACCAGTAGTGACACACCAAACATCTTCGGTGCTTGCGTAGTCTAGTGAAGTTTTTTGTCCGCCCATCGTGGCTTTTTGATGCCAAACAATTTTAATGTCTTTACGTTGCCAATTCTTCCCATCCGGCTTGTATGTAGTATTCCTAGAAAATTTTCCTGTCAAGTACCCAAGAGCAATGATTAATTCTGCCACAGGGCTGTCGGCAGCCTGAACAATTGCAACGTACTTTTCTTTCTTATTTTTGCCGTCTGCAGCATCAAGAGCATCAATCATTGCTTGACGAGCAGGTAGGGACATTCCGTAAGCAAGCTTCCAAGGGTCAAAGTTCTTCTTATCTGTTATCTCTGCCCTAGTAAGAAGCTCCCGAGAAAAGTCTGGACCAATAGACCATTTAACTTGTTTTGTTATTTTATTAGTCCATTTAGTGTTAGGAATATTATCTAAAAGATTGTCTATCTCTTTAATCTCTTTTTTCTTTGTTTGAAAGATGCTCATTTCGCACCCAACCCTCCAACCGTCCACACCCTGAGATGGACCGCCAACAAACTCTTTTCTACTTATAGACCCATCCCCCAGCACCCAACCTAGGACTGATGCTTCTTTGGGGGAAATATTCAACTGTCCATCTTCTGCGGGGGCAGCCAAAATAATTCGTGTCTCTGTTCCCGGTATCTCATTAGCGTATACAATTTTAGGGAGAGTACCTCTATTCCCACCGCGTCCGTTGTCAGCAATCCATCTATGATCTTCTGTACAAAGAAAAGATTTGTGTGAGTTGTGGAGCAGGAACACGTCTGAATCTTTATATACATGGACACCCTCAACTTTTGTCCACTCACTTCGTCTAGACTCAAAGTTGTATCCAAGAGTTTCGTCTCCAGTAGTAACTTCATCATATGTCAGCCACCCACGTTTAGTGAGTATCTGAGAGCTTAGAGGTACACACCCCTTAACCAACTTACGACGAGGGTCACTTTTTTGCGCCGTTGGGTCTCGATAGATGTCCCTCAAAATAGATGTAAAAGCATCACCACCTGTAGCATCAGCTTCATGGAACAATCTAATAAGTTGATCGTCTTGGCTCATAGACGCGGTTAATCGAAACTCTACTTGGTCAAGGTCAGAGGCAATAATAACGTGGTCTTCGTCCCTAGGAATAAATGCTCTACGAACGGTTGCCTCTCCTGCAGGAAGAGTTTGAAGGGCCGGATCAGTAATGGACATCCTTCCAGTCCTCGCGCCAAGAGTCCTTACGGACGGGTGGAGAAGACCGTTAACCTCTTTGTCAATAAAGTTTTGAAAATACGTCGATGCAAGTTTGTCAGCCTTGCGTTGAGCAAGTACTACTTCTGCTAACTCTCGTACCTCTTGGTTACCTTCAATAACCAATTTTTTCATCTGATCTGCGTTGGCAGATTTCTGACCTGAAGGAGTAAATTCGGTAATAACCCCGCCAAGACTGTCAATAAGACGAGTCAGTTGCGCGTTACTAGATATTTTTATATCGTACTTGTTAAAAGCCCACAGTTTAGCTTTTTCTGTGTAATCAATAAGTTCATCATGTTTCTTCTGCGAGTACTCTAAGTCTACGCGAGCACCATTAATCTCCATGCGAGTGACAATTTTTCTTGTCTGCATTTCAATCTCATAGGGCATGTAGTATGGCTGACCGGGACCGCATTTCTCGTAGAACTGTTCCCACACTCGCATGGTAATAACAGGGTCTAGCGCGCCATAAGCCCAATATGGTTCAAAGTTGACAGGAACGGTTCCCCATGTCCAACCGTTTTTAGCAAGTGAAGAACTTAATGTGTCTTGCAAGTTTGCGCTATGCGCATCTACGTATTGACTCGCCAATCTTTTGAGTGCACCTGAGCCGAGAGGATCAATAAGGTGAGCCATAATCATTGTGTCATGCGCTCTATGCCACGGTATATCCCATTGGGATTTGATAGCAAACCATCGGGCCTCAAAAGCAATATTATGACAAACAATAGGACCATCAAATTTAGTCATTGCTTCGTAAAACACACCAGACCAAGTATCCCAAGGGATGGCCCAGCCTTGCATACCGTCGCCTATCTGAACTAGACGAATGTCTCCGTGCCAAGGGGACAGAGCGTCCATTTTAGGATTGCCCTCAAGTTCCCCGGTCTCTATATCAAGTCCGACAGCGTTGTGTGGTCGGCGTTCGCTTAGCCAATCAATAAATTCTGCTGCTTTTTGGGAGTTGTCTACCAAATGTAATTGAACATCTGAGAGTCCATTAGTCATTTTTATCCAATCGTCATTAGTGTTTCATCGTAGCAAATCTATGGAATCATTTCAACACGATATACCATTTCTACTTTTGAATCAATATTAGAAGCTTCTTCTAACAGCCTTTGAGCAACATTTGTCAAATATCGAGCACCGCCATTGTCGTACTTATATAACGCCTCTAAGACAGCAGACGGATCTTCCGACACCTGAGCCCAGTTTCTATACTTTTCAGGAAAGATTATAGGAAGCTCCATAGAAGGCTTGCACTCTTGACAAGGAATAGCATCCTCACTAAGTAATTCAGTTGAACCTTCAATTAATTTATATCTTTCGACGAGCGGGCATGAAGCGCAGTGGTAGACCAAAGAAACTCCAACTCGAGAAAGAACATATGAACCGTTCTCTGTAATATAAAGAGAAAACTCAATCCATCGAGTAGATCCTTTTCTCCATGAAGAGGAGTGGCCGAGCATTTTTCCGCTAAATTTTAATGTTCGTGATCCATCTTTTACTTCATACATGAATCTATACTCCTATACATTATGAATAACTTCGACTGGCTCATCTTTATACGTAAGATATGACCACCAAGAAGTAATTTCATCATTTAATTTTTGAATTCTTGGCCACCCAATTACGGGCCATCCTTCGTCAGGAAAAACACCTTGTTCAGTTAATTTTAAAGAAGAAATTTCTTGTTTTAAATACATTAGTAGCATGGACATGTACTCCCACATAATGTCGTCATTTACAATGTTAATTTCTTCTGTATTAGATAGAGTTAGTGTGGTTACTACTCTATCTGTTTCGTCTACCTCTGACTGAACTACTTTACATAAACGAGGACGATCTCCCTCAGAAAATTTAGATTCATATGTAACTATCATTTTGTAATTTCTCCTAATTTATTTTCTAGGTCTTTTATTCTTTTTTCGTGGTCTTTAACTAGCTCAAGGGTCAGGGCCCCTATCAGTCCGTAGTTTACAGCATACGGAGCACCAGTTTCGTCATAGTTAAGAACTTCTTCTAGCCCAGATTCTGCCAACTCTTCCGCTGAGTAACCGTAAAACCAATCTCTGTTTGCCGTATGATCTTTGTATTTATTTTTATATCTAAACTTTTTTAATTTTATATCTAAAAGTTTAGACGTGTCAAATGAGTAGTTACTCATATCTTTTTTAAATCTATTAGAGGAGACTGATGCACCTCCAGTACCTCCATTTACTCCGTGCGTATGGGACGCACCTCCAGAAGAAGTAGTAGAGAAACTGACATTGTGGGAGTGTTGCCCATGACCGTGGGTAGAGTTAGCATACTGATTATGCCCGTGTGAAGATCTTGCAACTTCACCAAAGTCTACATTTAAAGATACAGATGCTGAAGAGCCTCCACCGGACAACCCAGAACCAGCGGATACCGTCCCTACAGCGTTAAAATTAAGCTTAGCTCTAGTAACAGCACTATTTTGAATTTTTTCTGTAATAACTGAATTTGTCCCCAACTCTACAACTCCTACAGCATTAGCAGATAGTTTTGTTCTTGTAACTGATGCAACGTCAATATTATTAGTTCTTACCTGTCCCTGACCAATATTATCTGTACTAACTTGACCTGCACCAATTTTTTCTGTGGTCACTGCTGCAAAAGCAAGTTTAGATGTAGTGACATTTAAATCTGCAATTTTGTCTGTAGTGACAGCGGAATTGTTGATTTTATCTGTAGTGACAGCGGAATTGTTGATTTTTGGAGTTGTTACTGCAGAGTCGTTGATCTTATCTGTAGTGACAGCGGAATTGTCAATGTCTACTGTTTTAACTTCTCCGTCTCCAATTTTTGCAGAAGTAATTGATCCATCTGCAATTTTAGATGTAATTATTGCAGAGTCATTAAGCGTTTCAGTTGTTACATTAGCCGGGGCAATTGACTCGGTAGTAATTGCACCAACAGAAATATTTCTATTTGTTACAGAATCATCGTCAAGAATTTTATTAACAATAGATAGATTTGCTAGTTGATCTGTAGAGATTGCTTTAGGCTGAATATTAGTAGCTTGAACTACCTGAGCAGCAAGCCTTGAGTACGAAGGTCTAGCTTCAAGATATTTAAGACGATCTTTCATATCCGAAATATTAGATGTTAAACTGTTAAACCTAGATCTTCTTCTACTTGCCACGGCGGTCAACCTTCCAGTCTGCTACTAAATCAAGATCTACTTTCTCAGGAACATGAGGACTATCAGGGATAGAAACTTTAAAAGAATTAATTTTACGAATAATAATGTCGTCTCTCGGTTCTTGATCGCTCTCTAGACGTTGACGAACAAACTCATCATCAATAATGATGGAGCACCACTCTCCAGGTGCATAGCTGCCTACTTGTGGATCTAGTGAGCCATTTACTGTCAGCTTAAATTCTCCTATAGGAGGACGCGACTCATATAAGTAGTCTGAAGCAAAACTGTATAAAGCTCCGGGGTCTGAGATGTCGTTGAGAGCCTCTGTTTGATCTAAGAGGGGCCAGCTTAATCCTGTAGTGTTGTTGAGTAGGTCAGAAGCAGACGCTCCTGCATAGGGTTGATACGAGTCAGTACCAATTTCTGGATCATTACCTACAACAAACATTCTTGTTGCAGCATTTTCCGCACTTTCGTCTACAGAAAAAGTAGATACGTTCCCTGGGAATTCAAAGACAAGTTTATCTGCGTTAAAATACTCAATAGATCTAGGGAAATCTCCTTCTACTGGCTCAGGGGTGTCTGAAGGAATAAGCGCAGAGCGAAGAGTAAATCCGTTTGAAGAAACAATAAAATCATCAACTCGAAGGAGTCTAAAAATTCTTTCAAAGGATGCAGTGTCTAAGTTATAGTCGCAGTCTATTCTGTACTCAAAGCCGCCAATATTATTAGAATACTCTTCTAGAAGTTCTCCAACACTTTTTTGTTCAAAACCTCTAATGTATTTTGTTTCTTGATAGAACCCGCTTTTTAGCCCGTCTTCTGGTTCTATGAGAATAATATCAATGTCCGAGTTAGAGGAGTAGCTTCCATAATCTGAGTAAATAAATCTACTCCCTAGAGTAACTGTTCCCCCACTGACGGGGGTGTCTGGGATGTCAAGAATGGCAGAACAAAGAAAGCCGATCTTATTTGAAGAACTGATGAATGCAATATCAAACTGACCGTTAAAAATACTGTCAAGTCTTCCGGTAAAGAAAGAATCGACGTTTTCTACGACAATTGTCTGCCCTATCGAAGCCCCGTGGGGGACATCAGTTGTAATTGTGGCAAGACTTTCTGCAGCGCCTTCACCAACTCCAATAGCTTGCTTGGTAACAATATTAAGAATTCTTTTTCCAGAAAGGGTAGTTCGTTGAATATCTGGACCAATACTTTCGAATATTACGGTTAGATTGTCTGGGACTGACAGTACTGTCTGCACTCCATCTAATGCTTCGTCAATTTCATATAATTTTATTTCTTGGCCAGGAATAACATCATGAGGATCTAAAGTTTTTATTGTGGCAAGGTTATTAGATCTTTCTTTACTTATAACAGAACCTTCAAGTCTTAGCGCCGGTAAAGTACTGTCATTAACAAAATCTACTCCAGATAAATCTGTAGAAGTTCTAAAAATAAGATCTCGTGCAAAATCATAGGTATCAATAGCTATACGAGCAATTCCCGTAAAAATTTGTGTTAAAGGAACATCTCCAGTAGGAGACGACACAAGAAATTGAGTAGCAGAGGTTACGGAAGTAATTTCGTAGAATCCATTTAATGCAGGGCCTACTCCAAGAATTTCTACGACCTCACCTTCAGAAAAACCGTGAGGAGATTGAGAAACAATTACTGAGATACCACCGGATATGCTGTATGAATTTAGCCCAACGTAGTCAGTTCCATATATAAGAGTCTGCCATACATTTCTATGGTAGAAATAACTCATAAACTCAGCACCGTCTACTTTAAGTTCTTTAGAAACAACGTCATACGTTCTAGATCAAATAATTCCGCCCCAGACGCAAACATCATTTCTCATAATATAGAGACCTGTTCTGCCTGGCATCGTAGATTCGTAGAGGTTGAGACCGCTAGTAGCAGGGATATAGGGAATAGTACCGGAAAATGCTCCTGCTTTTCTATTGGTTCTTTCATACGATACAGATTTAAAAGGGATTTCCGAAATAATATTGTTTGTCAATAAGTCAGTTAGAAAATACCTATAGGTAAGTTCTTCGTAATTGAATGCCATCATTTCCTCGCTGTAGTCTTTTAGATTAGCTAAGCCATCCAGATCTATAGTACACCTTTAAAACAGCAGTACTTTCAGGATTACCGCTGTCTTCGAATTCTAATATGTTTTCACCGGGTGCAAAACGTATGAAGTCGGCAAGAACATCAATTCTTCCTCTGGCACCAATTAATTCTCCATTAAAGGCTACTTCTCTGTCTTGAGTATTTATTTCTAAAATACTAGGATCTACCGAAGCGACCCCCGTTGATACTCCAGGAGTAAACTGTACTTCTGTCTTTTTTACTGCTACACCACTCTGAGCTAATGTTCTTTCCACATTCTGAGAAACAATTGCAGTGCCATTTGCACTAGAGAATGGCAGACTTCCTGCAACAGAAGCCTGTCCAGTTGATACATCCTCAAGGGTGACGTTTCCAGACATCTGAACAGAAGATCTTAAAGCGAATGCACCCTCTCCTGCTGCAACAGAAGCTATAGCTCCACTCACCTCTGTTGTGTACCTCAACTGATTTGCAGCAGGAACAGTGACAGTGTAATACCCATTAAGTGAAGAGATTGCTATATTTCCTATTAATAATTCGCTTCCAGAAGGGAATCCATGATTACCCCCTGTAGTAATAGTTGCAGTATTTCCAGATCTTTCAATGTTTACAATGGCAATCGCTGTAGAAGAGTCTGATACGTTAGCAGAAGCCTTCGTGAAACTAAAAGTATTTTGCGACACAGCAGTAACCTGATATGTACCATTGAATGTAGCATCAACATTATTTATTTGAACAGGCTCACCCACAAGAATCCCGTGTGCACTTAGCGTAGTAAGTGTGGCAACGCTTCCAATTAGATTTTTTCTAACGATCCATCGAGAGCTAGGAGAAATCGACCCACCTGAAACTACTGTAGGAATAATGTTTTCTATTCCTGATCTGTTATAAGATAGAGCAGTATTACTTGGAGTAGATATTACGGTAAACTCTCCATTAAATACTGCAGGTGATCCAATATTGGAGTCTTTTACAATAATCTTTTCCCCTGGCAGTACCCCGTGCGGAGTTGACGTTGTGAGAGTAGCAACGGCAGATGCAATTGCCTTAGATATTACCGAGCTTTTAGTGGATCTGTCTCTAAAAAATATAAAAGAGTTTAGGGTGGGAAGTGCACTAACAGTGAAAGATCCTCCGTATGCCTGAGACATATCGGTGATATTTACTTGCTCACCTACAGAAAATCCGTGACTACCTGACGTAGTAATTGTTGCTTGCAAAGAAGCAATTACAGATGTTAGAATAGTTTTAGAGTTTGTTCTACTTTTTGCATAACTAAATTTTAATCCGTCAGAAGATACGGAAGATATAACGTAGACTCCATTGAAATTAATATCATCTACTCCCAAAATATTTACTTGCTCTCCGACAAGAAATCCGTGAGGAGCAGATGTGGTAAGAGTTGCAATATTAGAAACAAGAATTTTACCTGTAACAGGAGCAACGGGGACTCGTGTTGTTTGATAAGTGAATGATGTCAAATTAGGAATAGATGTAATACTGTACGTACCATCAAATACGCTGTCTACATTAGAAATAAGAATTTCATTTCCAATAGAGAATCCATGATTTGTAGTTGTTTCAATTTTAGCAATATTGCTGATTAATGAACGATACAAAACTTGTTTGATGTCAGAAACCCTGGGCAGTCTCGAGTACTTAAAAGTAGTTTCTGTAGGGATACTTCTGATTGTATACGTCCCATCAAATGTTTCATTAACTCCTGAAACAGTGATCTCGCTTCCTACAGAGAATCCATGAGGACTTCTTGTTGTAATTGTTGCCATATCTTCGAGAATATTTTGATCAAACGAAAGCTGAACATTTTCAATTCTTGCACTAAGTGACCCACCAAAACCAGTAGTCAGAATGATAAGTTCATCTGTAGTTCTATTGTAGATTGTTGCTGGCGCGACTACAGGACCGCTAACTTCTAAGATTGCAGGGACTTTATAGTTTCCAATATTATTGACAATTCCGGAACCAGAAAGAGTATCTCCATACTTAAGTGCAGAGATTTCTATTGTCTCGTAGCCGTCAGGTTGAGAATCGTTCCACGCATATTTGATAGGGTCTGGTGCCCTTAGCGGGATCTCAAATTCGGTACGGCCTCTTGCATTTACTGTAGCTATCTTTGGACCGCTTGAGAGTCGAACGAAAGATGCGCGAATAGGGTCAGTTCCCGCTAGCAGCCAAGTACCTCGATAGACAAGATCAGTAGCAGCGGTTAGTCGATCTCGGGCGGCTTCAACCAAAGAAGAGTCGGGAGTGAGAAATACACCTTTTAAGTTAAGTGATCTGGCTACATATCTGCCTTGTACGTCGTAGGATCCGTCGCCATAACCTCGAGGGATTTCTGGCATATCTGCTTCAGGTGGAGTCCACCACCCATCAATATCTGTAATGACCCATACAACACCATAATCATCAATAGTGTTAAAAATAAAGTCCCCAAGAATTATGTCTCTTTGAAGTTTAAGGTTAGTAAACTTAGGCTGCTTTACATTTGTAAGAGACTTATTAACGATAGCGTTTTCTCGTGCTTGCTCTATTCCGCGCTGTAGCTGTTCTTCAGTAGCCATTACAGAGTTCCTCTACGCATCATAAATGCTAGTTCTCGTGACACCTTTTGTGCCAATTCTCTTTCGTCCATTCCCTCGGAAGGATACACGTTAATTGTAGCTCCTCCTGCACTCCCGCCAGATAGAAGAGTAATCATTGCTTTGTCTCGTTTAGATAGCCCGTCCGGATCAAGAGGCTCAACACGTTCAGGACGACCTGCCTCACCTATAACTGCCAGTGTCCCTCCTCTGCTAGGCGGAACTACACCACCTTTTGCAAGCCAGGAAGGGTTAAAATTAGGGGTATCAACAGTGAAACCTGAGCCAGATAATTTCAAAAAATCAGTGACAGCGTTGCTTGGGACCCTAAGCTCTAGACTAAGGTCATTCCACCAATTGACAATTTTTCTAAGAATTGATAAAAATGATGTGCCAATCCCATCCCAAATTCCACCTGCCCAGTTAGTAATAGCAGCCCCTAGACCTCTAATAAAGTTTGCTATCGGGCCAGTACCGCCAAAGAAAGCTTTAACTTTCTCCCAAGGACCGTCTGGCCCGGTAAGAAATTCATAGAAAGTATCCCAAATCCCTCTTAGCCATTTACCAAACTTACCTGGAAGACCTAAAATAAATAGTCCAACTTTTCCGGCTATATCTATAAAGGAAACAATTCTACCCCAGATAACTTCTAACCTCTTTAAAAATTCATCCCAGAGGCCCGAAATCCACCCTGTTATTCTTCCTGGAAGTTTTACTAGCTCAGGGCCTATAGTATTTGTGACAAAATCAGTGACATTAGTCCACATAGTAGTGAAGAACTCTAAGAATTTTTCAGGTAGAAAAGTAATTACACCAATAATGGCATCAAAAATTGCTGTAGCAATGTCTGTAAATACTTGCGAAGGACTGGCGATACCGAGAACTTTTTTTACGGCAGAGATGACATTGTCCCAAATTCGGGTGAAAAGATCTACTAGGTTGCCTATTATGGCACTAAATGGCGCAATAATTGCATCAACGATACCAGCAAAAATTTCACTAATATCCCCCTCTTTAATACCATTAAAGATTCTCATAAAAGCAGCAATAAAATTACCAATAGTGTCAATAATTGTTCCAAAAATTGCACCAATTATATCAAGTGCATTTTTTAGTCCTCCCTCAAAGAGCGGAATAATATACTTACCTATGATGTCACCAAGAAATTTAAAAGCTACCTTAAGCTTGTCAACTACACCTGATGTTCCACCAAGAGGTTTCAAAGCTTCTTCTACTTTAGCTTTTAGTCTTTCAAAAATTTCAATTGCTCTTTGTATAACATTGTCGATTAGGTCCTTTACTGCTTCACGAAAAATCTCTGATTCATTCCACATTGCGACAAACGCTGCAACAAGACCAATAATAACGGCTGTAAATAAAAGTACTGGACCTGTTCCAAAAGTAAAAAGGAGTAATTTAATATTGAAAAGGACAGTACTCACTGCACTTTTTAAAGATGAAAAGGCTCCGGCAAACTTTGTAATGTTTCCTATGAGTCCACCTAAGAATAGAAAACGAGCAAACTTAAGAACAAGAGAGAACGCGCGACTCAGTGCAAAAGCCGGGGCCACGAGAGAAAAGATTTTTTGAAATACGGGACTTCCTGTAATGTCTTCTGCAAACTCTGCAAACTTTGTCAAAAAGCCAAAGAATGCTTCAAGAGCGCCACCGCTGGTAAGGTTAGCGATGGCCTGCGCAGCTGCCTCAAAGCCTTCACCAATTGTAGGGAGCACCCCTACTAGATCTGGACCTATTTCTGCAAAAATTGCAACAACATTTCTCAGCGATTCAACAAATTTTGCAGTAGGGTCTCCGCCTTCAGCATTAGCGCTGCTTTCCGTCAACTCAAAAAAAGCTTTACCGATATCGGCAATAAGCCCACCAACTTCAGAGACAAGAGGGACAATACCTATAAAAAATTTTTCTAATCTTGCTTGTCCCTCTTCACTTCCAGTAAACTCTCTCCATTTACCTGTAACCTTTTTGAGCATATTAAGAAGCATTTCTCCGCCCGATCCTGGACCGGCGGCTGCTTTTCCAATATTCCCGATAGTTGCGAATAAATCTCCAAAAACTCCAGCAAGAACTCTAGCAACCCCAGCAGCATCTGTTAAAGTTTTTGAAAGTTTTCCTGATTCTCTATCAGCATTTACGGTCTCTTTCCAACCACCCGTAAGTGTCTCGATCCAAGCGGCGAATTCTTCAGCAAGGGGGGTAGCAGCTTCCATAAGATCAATAAAAATATCTACTAAGTTTGCGGTAGCCCCACCAAAACTGCTAATAAGTACATCGTTGCTTTTCCAGATGTTTTCAATCTGCTCAATATTTCCGCTCTCAGTAAGAACGTTTGTGAGCTTAGTAGCTACTTTGCCGATTTCAGTAGCAGTGTCTGGCATAAGTGCTTTTAGCTTAGGAAACCACACATCCGCTAGTTTGCTAACATCTTTTGTTAAGGTGCCAAAGAGTGCTTCTTGAGTAGCAAGTTTAACTTCTTTAAATTCTTCTTTTATGCTGATAAGTTCTCGAACAAAGCCTTGAGCATTAGGAGAAAGTTTTGCCATAGCTTCTGCAAACTTGTCTACACCACCACTAGCGCCCCCTGTCTCACTTTTTAAGTCTTTTAAAGCATCTTTAGCGTCTAAAAGTGACTCTTTTGCTTCTGCCATGCGAGCTTTATTCTCTTCAACAGTTGCAGTCAAATTATTTGTAGCATCTGCCTGACCTTGTATAGCTTCTGTAACAGCTATAGCAGCTTGTTCAACACCTTCTTGAGCATTAGCGAGAGCTTTTTTAGCATCTGTCTCATTTTCAATAGCGGACACTACTCGATCAGAACCTTCAACACCCTTTTTAACCGAGTCGTCTACTTCTTTTTGAGTGTCTAGTGTGTTGTCTTTTGCTTTACGAAGCTTTAAATCTGCTTCAGCAAAAGCAAGCTCTGCTTCCCGTCGAGCTCGGTTATTAGGTGGAAGATTTTGTACTTTAGCGAGAGCTTCTCTGGCATCTTCAAAGTTAAGCACGGCACGTTGCTCAGACAGAACTGCGTCTTCTAAGGCAAATCCGAGTTGTTGAATTGCTTCAATTGCTTCTTCTCGAGCTTTTGTTGTTTCTTCTTGAGCCTTAAGAATATTTTTTTCAGCTTCAACTACTCTTTCGGCAGCTTTTGTTTGATTGTTTATACTGTCTTGATATGCTTTATCTGCATCTTCTTGCTGCTTACGAGCAGATAGTGTTGCTCTCTCATTTTGTTTTTGAACAGTAAGAACTCTTTTTTTAGCATTATCAATTCTTTTTTCAGCAGCTTCAATCTGCTTACTCATATCTTGAGCAGCGCCACCAGAAGTTTGACTTGCTGCTCCTAGTGCATCTCCAATACCACTAAATGCTACCTTTAGAACCCCTCCCGCTTGAGCTAAAGATGAAAATACATTGAGAAGAGCTAAAAGCGATGGGCCAGCAGCAGCAGCTTGCGAACCTAATGCAAACAGACCTCCAGCTAGTCCACCTGCTATAGAAATAAGACCAGCTAATGCAGGACCAAGCATGTACCCCGTAGTAATAAGTCGATCAAGTCCAATTTTAGCTTGATCTGCATCTCTCCTGAGCGAGGAGAACATTCCTCCGCCGCCACCTCCCCCTCCCATAGATTTTTTAAATCCTTTAGAAAAAGACTTACCGGCATCATCACCGGCTTTTCCACCCTCTCGATCAGCTCCGTCAAATCCGCGCTTAATGTCGTCTTTTACTTGGTTGGTAATGGCGCGTACAACAATGTATGCATCACCTACAACTGCCACGCGCCATCACCTCCTAACCGAGTGGAGCATCTACGTCTCTACCAAAAGGTAGAGCAGAGTTTGGACTGAATTTAGTTGTTGGAACAAATGCTTTTGTTTTTGGTTTTACTGGGTTATCAGGGTTAAATGGTTCTAGACCAAACTCATCATCTAAAGGGGGTAAGAGTGATCCATCTGCGCTATAAGAATTATTAGAGCTATCATCTACTGTATAGTCATATTCTTTTTTATAGAACTCCCGATAAAGAGTGGTTCTGATTTTAGACTTATGAATTGCTTCTTCTCCAGTAGCAGCGTACAGATCTTCTTCAAACATAAAATGAAGAACATCAACCATGTCAGAAGCATCTAAGCTTTCAAGTCTTATTCCACTCATAAGTGCTTTACCATTCACATAGGGCCAAAGATCTACTCCCCATTGGAGGAGACTTCTGGCCCCTTCGTAGGGCGTTCCGAGTACTCTGATACCAGCCATCCAGTAATTTCACTCAGTGTTTCAACTGTGACAATTTTTTCTGAATCGCTTGTCAATGCAGCAAATCGTTCATAACTTTCTACATTAAGTGTTTTCTTAAAAAACTCATCTACTACTTCTGCAGCAGCACCGGGATCATTTTCATCAGATGCTTTCCTAACGAGGTCTAAAAGAACTCTTCCTTGAATTGCGGGAACGCAGTGAAACTCTTCTCCATAAAGCTTAAATGAAAGTGGGGCCTTATTGACTCCACTATCTTCGCCAAAATCCTTGAATCTAGATGTCATATTCTCTTCCTTCGTGTGTCGTTGACCTTGTCTAGGTCTACCTTTATTTTACCGTACTATCTTACGCATGGGATCCGTAAGATACTTGTTTGCTTTGGTCCCAGGGTGCCGAACGGAGTTCGCATACACCACCTGACCTCTACTAACAAATCTGAGCATTTTTGCTTTTCTTGGGTAAATCATGTGTGGACGACTGCCTTCATGATGCAATCGAGCATATTTTTTTGAGGACCCTACTTTAATATATTGACCCCTTGAGTCCCTAAGATGCCTCATATGAATAGAAGATCTTAAAGCTCCACTTCGTACTCCTACTTGTCCCTTAGCAAGAGCGACAATCTGTGTACCTTTTTTGGAAAGATATTTTCCTACTTCTCCGGAAGGGGAGTCTAAAAATTTAGAAAGTACTGGCTCTCTGAATACAATATTTACCATTATGGCACCGCCGATGTAATGGTCAATGTAGTGCTCTGATACCCGCCTTCAGGCTCTGAAGTCTCTACGGTGGCAATAACACCTAAACCAAAACCCCCAGATGTCTCCCAAGCATCTAACTCAGCGGCACTCTGTATCATGGCCCAAGCGTCGTATGCTTGTAGTTGAGAGTTTTCTTGAATAACGGCTGCAGAAGGGGCTGAACCGCTAGGACCAACAACAGGGACTTGACGAGCAATTTGAATGTGTACAGTAGCGGTGCGAGGGTCCATACAACGTCTAGGCATAGTAGCTTCATCCCCAGGAGCACCAATATACATTTGAATAAATGACACTACTAACTGTTCACAATCTACGACAGGATCCGCCATTGTCCAGTATCTTCTGTCTGGTAAAGGAAGACTGTAGCTGTCAAAAATATTAACTGTTTTGTCTAAAATCTGTTGTAGGTACTCTGCAAGGGCTTTTGCATCCTCAGAAACATTTGATAAGTCTCTATTTGTAGTCACAACATCTCCAATTCGTCTTTATGCAGTATATATGGGTAGTACTCGTTCTCCCAGCTGGAAAAGCACGTTGCTGGAGACTAAATTAATAATTTCATCAATTTCAGGGTTGCCTAGACTTGGACGTGTTGCATAGATATCCAACACTCCTGGATCTCTGGCACCAATAATATTTGAAATGTCTGAATAAG